TTGACAAACACAAATTTCATATAAAATGGCATTTCCATTAACCTTGCAAGGAAAAGAAAATGGGCTACGAAGCAAAGAAAATTCCATCAGCAATCAGTTCTGATATGACTGGTGAAAAGAAAGTTAGCGTTCCTAAAATGGATCGTGAATACGGCGGTGCTAAGTCTATGACAGGCGCAACACCACCCAAAGGCGCGACCAGCAGCGACACTAGTGGTGAGCGCAAAATGAAAATCCAAGGCGGTGTCGGCATGGGTATGGCTGACGGCATTGGTTTGCGTGAAGCCAGCCACATGGGTATGCACGATGGGCGCAAAGGCGAAATGAAAGGTGGCACAAGCGAAGCCACTTGTTATGAGCACAAGCGTTACGAACACGCACAAGACAAATAAGCGTGGCAACTAGGGGTCAAAGCCCTAGCGCCACTAAGCAAAACAACTAAAAAGGAGTTGAAATGCCTGATGGGAATTGTAAGTCCTGTTGCCACTTTCTGAACACGGAAGTAATGGGGCAGTGTCGTAGGTTTCCGACCTACCAAAATAGACACGCAAATGAGTGGTGTGGCGAATACACAACAAAAGATGTTGTATTAGATTTGCCCATTTACGCTATGGAAAAACGCAAATACACCAGAAAGGTCAAAAATGATACGACCGCTGCGTGATCGAGTTGTTGTCAAACCAGAGGTTCGCATACTTAGCGACATAATTTGGGTAAACAACAAAGAGTCATTTAATGAAGGTACTATTGTGGCAGTTGGTCCAGAAGTGGATCAGGCATCAGTGGGCGACTTCATTAAATATGGAAATGGGGACTATTTGAACTGGCCTACCCACCGCATTGACGGACAGGACTACCAAATCATCCAAGAAGCTGACATTTGTGCTATTGTTGAGGAATCATGAAAGAAACCATCCAAATCAGAATCAACGACTTGATGGCAAAAGGCCGCGAGTTGGAACAACAATTACACCAGATCAATGGTGCGTTGCAACAATGCCAGTGGACGCTGGCCGAATTGGAGAAAGACGATGCTGAAAAAGTCGACCAGCCCGAAAGCGTTTGAGAAAAACATCAAGATTGAGATGAAATCTGGTAAGCCTATAAAGCAGGCCGTGGCTATTGCTTACGCTGTTAAACGTGAAGCTGAAAAAGTTAAGAAGAAGAAATGAAGAAGCACGACAAGCCTATTGAGCACAAGACAACAGGCAAAGGCAAAACCTACAACCCAACAGAAAAGGGTGCAGGAATGACCGCCAAAGGTCGTGCTGAGTACAACGCAAAGAACGGCAGCAATCTAAAGCCGCCAGCGCCAAACCCAAAGACCAAAAAGGACGAGGGTCGCAAAGCGTCATTTTGTGCGCGAATGGAGGGCGTGGTTAAGAACGCCAAAGGACCAGCAGAACGCGCTAAAGCATCATTAAAGAATTGGAATTGTTAACATGGCTACTAAACCTGGACTTTATGCCAATATTCACAAAAAACAGGAACGTATCGCCCGTGAAAAGGCAGAGGGTAAGCCTGTGGAAAAGATGAGAACGCCTGGCACAAAAGGCGCACCAACCGCCAAAGCATTTAAGGAGTCGGCTAAGACCGCAAAGAAATGACCGAAGTTACCGAAAAGCGTCCAGTTGGCAGACCAACAACCTATGACCCTGCATACATTGACAGGGTAATAGAACTTGGACGCATCGGTAAATCAATCGAGCAAATCTGCTATCAACTTAATACTCCTGTAAGAACTTTGTATGAATGGCGTGATCGTCATCCAGAATTTTCGCAAGCCTTGGAAGATGCTAAGCATTATGAGCAGGCTTGGTGGGAAGAACAGGCACAAGCGTACATGGTTGAGAACAAAGAAAGCGACAAATTGAACCCGACATTGTGGTCAAGATCAATGGCTGCAAGGTTTCCGAAGAAGTATCGGGAAAGCACAAAGCAAGAGATCACAGGCGCAGAGGGCCTACCGTTGTTGCAAGGCATCCAAGTGACATTTGTCAAACCAAGTGAGTGATTTCAGTAACGCCCAATTTCCTGTAAAACTGGCGTGTTTATTTGACCCGCCTAAGTCTAGATACCGTGTATTACATGGCGGTCGAGGTGGTGCTAAATCTTGGGGCGTAGCTCGAGCACTGCTGATTAAAGCCGCCAAAGAACCATTGCGAATCCTTTGTGCGCGGGAATTCATGACTTCTATGCGGGATTCTGTACACAAACTGCTGTCCGACCAGATCATTGACCTTGGCTTGCAAACGTTTTATGAGATAACCCAAGCGAGCATACGCGGCAAGAACGGCAGTGAATTCAGTTTTGTTGGCCTAAAGAACAATGTAGCTAACGTGAAATCATATGAGGGTGTGGACATTTGTTGGGTAGAAGAAGCTCAAACGGTGACCAGGTTGTCATGGAATGTGTTAGTCCCTACCATCCGTAAGCCAGACAGCGAAATATGGGTGACATTCAACCCTGAGTTGGAAACTGACGAAACCTACCAACGGTTTGTAGTCCATAAACCAGAAAATGCGGTGGTGACTAAGGTCAATTGGAACGACAACCCTTGGTTTCCAGACACACTAAAGCTGGAGATGGAAAGCCTAAAGGCGCGTGACCCAGAAGCGCACCGCACGGTTTGGGAGGGATTTTGCAGGCAAACAGTTGATGGGGCTATCTTTGCCAAAGAAGTGCAAATGGCTGAGTTGGAGAACCGCATCACCCGCGTTCCCTACGATGCCACAAAGCCTGTACACGCTGTGTTTGACCTTGGATGGGCAGATGCAACTGCCATTTGGTTTGTCCAGTTTATTGGCATGGAAACCCGCTTAATCAGGTACATGGAAGATAACCAACAGACAATCAGCCATTACCTAGCTGAGATGCAGAAGTTTGGCTATGTCTACGACACGCTGTGGCTACCGCACGATGCACAGAACAAGACGCTGGCGGCAAATGGTCGGTCAATTGAGGAAATTGTTAGGGCAGCGGGACACAAAACCCGCATCATTGAGAAAACGCCAGTGGTGGACAGCATTAACGCCGCAAGAACTATTTTCAGATCGTGTTATTTTGATAGAGAAAATTGTTATGATGGCTTACAATGTCTGCGTCATTATCGGTATGAGGTTGACCCTGATACAAAGCAGTTCAGCCGCAACCCGTTGCATGACCAGTATTCGCATGGTGCTGATGCCTTTAGGTACATTGGTCTGATGATTAATGAACCCAAAGAACGTAGGAAACCCAAACCGATGCCGATGTACGGCAGCGCAAACAGTTGGATGGGCTGACAATGGACGATTACGACCCGATTATTCAAGAAGCGGTGGACTTTCTGAAGTTCAGCAACGATGCCGACACAATGAACCGCCAAGAAGCCTTGGAGGACTTAAAGTTTGTCAATGGCGACCAATGGCCTGTTGAACTGCAAAACTCCCGCAATCTGGAGTCAAGACCAGTTCTGACCATTAACAAGCTAGATACGTTTTGCCGACAGGTTACAAACCAACAGCGCCAGCAACGCCCACGCATCAAGGTACACGCTACTAACACTGAAGCTGATGCCAAGGTAGCACAAGTTATATCTGGCGTAGTTAGACACATTGAGGTCAATAGTAACGCCGACCACGCCTACGACAATGCCTTTGACTATGCTGTCCGCATGGGTTGGGGCTATTGGCGTGTGACTACAAAGTATGTGCGTGAGGATTCATTCGATCAGGAAATCTATATCGAACCAGTGGATAACCCGTTCACTGTTTACTTTGACCCTAATTCCATTGCGCCTGATGGTTCAGACGCTGAAAAGTGCCTGATTACCACAATGATGCCGAAAGAGGTGTTTCGCCAGATGTACCCTGATTTGGATGACGGAACATCGTTCACCCAACGCGGCACAGGCGACAGCCAATCAGAATGGATTACCAAAGAAGATATACGCATTGCTGAATACTTCTATACCGTGCGGGAAAAGGCTACGCTATATCACTTGTCAGATGGAACAATGAAATTTGCTGATGGTAAGGACTTTTTCCAACGGTTGGAATTGGCTGGCTTGACGGTTATTGATGAACGCGCTAGCTTCAAAAAAACCATCAAGTGGAAGAAGATGACTGCCATTGAGATTATTGAGGAACGTGATTGGCCTGGTCGCCACATCCCAATTGTCCCTTGCTACGGTCGCCATGTAGTAATCGGCAACAAACGCAAGAAATTTGGCATGATTCGCAATGCCAAAGACCCGCAGCGGATGTATAACTTCTGGCAGACCAGCCTAACCGAAAGCATCGCACTTGCACCAAAAGCCAAGTGGATCATGGCAGAGGGTCAAGACGAGGGGCATGAGAACGAGTGGGCACAGGCAAACGTTAAATCCACATCCTATTTGCGCTACAAGCAACGTGACATTGATGGTCAGCCTGCACCAGCGCCACAGCGCCTGCAACCTGAGCCACCGCCTGCTGGCGTGATTACTGCGGCAAGTGTCATCAATGACGATTTGTCTGCCATTATGGGTATCTTTGACCCTAATCAGATGCCCACAGGCAATATCTCAGGCAAGGCACTGAATGGTCAGCAACAACAGGTTGACCTGACAAACTTTGATTATTACGACAACCTGACCCGATCAATCTCCCACACTGGCAAGATTATTTTGGACTTGATACCCAAGATTTACGATTCACAGCGTGTTTTGCGGATCATTGGTGACGATGGCAAGCCAGACATGGTGACGCTAAATGAACGCACAGAAGTGGGCGAAGTGCTAAACGATGTGACTGTTGGCGAATACGATGTAGTGATGGAGACAGGACCAGGCTACAACAGCAAGCGCCAAGAAGCTGTCAATTCCATGATGCAGATGTTGGGTGCTGACCCGACTTTGATGCAAACTGCGGGTGACTTGATATTCCGCAACATGGATTTCCCTGGCGCCGACACCATTGCTGACCGCTTGGCTACGCTGAATCCGCTGTCACAAGTTGACGAGAAAAGCCCAATTCCTCCGCAAATGCAGATGCAGTTGGCACAAAGCAAGCAACAAATGGAACAGATGGCACAGCAGTTACAGCAATTGCAAATGGTCATCAAACAGCGTCAGGACATTGAGCAAGTCAAGCAAGACAGCGAGACTAAGCGCGAATTGCTACGCCAGACCGCCAAGGCGCACAACACCGAAACAATGGCAGAAGTCAAGGTCAATGACCAGAATACCCGCGCCGTGACAAACCAAAACAAGATTGAGATTGAAGCCATCATGGAATTGCTGTTGCACCACATGGACACAGCTCGATTGAATCAGGAAATTGCCAAGCGTGACCGTGAACAGCAAGAGTCGATGAGATTTGCCG